GCCGATATTGGTTTGTCTTTTAATTCTTTATCGCAACTAGGCTTATTAGGTGCAAACATACAACCTAATATATTAATAATTGCTGGCATATTTGCTATAGTATCAAGTGTAGTAATTTTTTTAGGATTTAAAGTAGTTATTGGTGCAACAGACACACAACCTGTTAATATTAATATTATGGCGAGAGTCCATATTATATTTTGTTTTTTATCCATACATTCCACAGCAACTTAATTTTTCCATTAAGAAATAATGGTAAATTAAAAGTCCAATAATTATTCCTTCCAGCCAGGCCGCATACGCACACCAAACTGGATATTGTCGGATTAAATTAATTTTCCAATTCCAAAACCATTTACAAAATTTTTTTAGCATCGTCATCATATATGAATTATTTACAATTGGTAACGTAGGACTTTTATTTGCTTTTAATGAATTGTGTTGATGCGATTTTGTTTTTATTCACACCTTTTTTAATTGTGTAATTAAGAGTTCCATGAGCACCAGCTTCAACGGGTTGACGTTGAGTTCTGAAGAGTGCTTTTTCTTTTTTACTCTCAGCAAGGCTTTCTGCGTGTTTAACTAAATGTCTTTTATCTCGCATGGTAAGTTTACTTATGTGTTTCTCGCAAGGCAGATATGTGTTCTTCGCATGGTAATATAGCCTATATACAAAGACACTTAATAAGCCTTTACCATGCGTGTACGTCGCTCTAAGACGCTTTAAACGGTAGACATAAACGAAGTATATAGTATAATATAATTAATATGTCAACAGGCCCTTGTAGCTCAGCTGGTAGAGCAATTGATTTGTAATCAATAGGTCCGCGGTTCGAATCCGTGCGGGGGCACCACTAAAAGCATAATTCATGCTATTACGAGTTTTTTGGTAATAAAGAAGGATTTGGTGTTTTTGGTGTGGTTGGTTCAAAGTTTAAACTATAATTAATATGGGCTGGTAGCTCAGCTGGGAGAGCACCTGATTTGCATTCAGGGGGTCGTGGGTTCGAATCCCATCCGGTCCACCAAAATTTTTTTCTTGCAAAACCGTATAATATGACTATATAATAATATTATGTTAGAAAAAATAAAAAACGGATTAGGAAAACCTGCAGGTTGGGCATATTTCATTCTTGTTGTTGCTTTGTTGATTATTATAACAAAGAACGGAAATGTGAAAGACACCTTACAAGCAGAGTTGGATAATGCTAATACAGAAATCTCAGCGTTAGAGGCGTTAAATGAAACTACGTTAGAAGCGATGGCAAATGAAGTAGCTGTTAGAGATGATGCAATAGCAGGATTAAATGATTCAATAGCAGGATGGGAATCAGATTCAGTGGCGGTTAATGCTAGACTGAATGACTCCGATACTTTAAGAGGAGAACTAGAAGTTCAAGTTGCTGATTTAATAGCAAGATTGAATGCTAGTGCTTCAGCTTTAGAAACAAGTACCTTCGCTTTGAATGATGCAACATGGCGATTAGATGATGCAATCGCAAACCCAAACTGTCCAGTAGCAGTAACTGAATAGATCATAACGGTCTGTTAGTGTAGCGGTCAACACGTCCCCCTGTCACGGGGAAGATCATGGGTTCGAATCCCATACAGACCGCCATGCTCTTTTTATAATTACTTTTGTGAAGAGATTTTATTCAATTAAATTAAAGCATTATAAAGAGAACGTACCTCCATATATTGCTAAAATGTTATTAGTAAAAGAATCCCCATTAATAAACTATCTAAAAGAGAACCGTGCGTTGAAGTGGGTGTATCGTAAAAATAAAAACATACTTGACTGTTATGGAGATGAAAAGCATTTGATGATTGGAAAAATAAAATATCCAGAAATGTTTGGACTTAAAGGTAAAATGGGATTTATGGAATTATACATCTCACATATATTAGAAAGACAAATTAATATAGCCAGAGGTAGTACGTAATGAAGTTTGGATATTATAGTGACAAGGAGTTACCTAAGTCAGTAGCACTGGATAGAAAACCAATTGTAGATTATAAAACAAATTCTCATGGATATAGATGTCCAGAGTTTAATGTACCTGACGGTAAAAAAAATATAGTGGTATTAGGATGTTCACACACGTTTGGAGAAGGATTAGAAGATAATGAACACTGGGTTCATTTTATATCGCAACATAATACAAAAAGATTAAGATGGTGGAATTTAGGACAGCCAGGTGCAAGTGCAGACAAAGTAGTAAGAATATTATATGGTTGTGAAAATGTATTGTTTCCTAAAATAATAATTGTCTGTTGGCCTTATTGGAGCAGAAGAGAAAGACTACATGCATATCCACAAAGTTTAATAAGTACTGACCCTTTATTAAAAAACGAGAACAACGAAACCGATAAACATAATTTTTTAAAAAATGTTTTCTTTGTTGAAAAATTTGCAGAAAAAATACAAGCAAAAATATTTCATTGCTTTTCTCAAGAAGTGTATAACATACCAGAAATAGTAGCAGATGGAAACCGGGGAAATAATGTTTTTAGTGACACAACTATTAAACACTGTTGGCCAGTATGGGATAAACATCTTGGAGAAGGAGCACAAAGAGAAAGAATAACTAGGATAAGTTTAGCCAAAGACAGTATGCATTATGGTGTAGAACATCATAAAAGATTTGCTGAATTATTTTTAGGTAAGTTTGGTGGAAAACTTAGATAATCATTAATATTAATTTTTCTTAAGTAGTCCTGTCGTTTTATAAACAATGATAGTTGTTCAGAGTTATCGGATTCAATTGCTATATGTGTGGCTATATTTTGTAATGTTTTATTGTTGCTTGATAAAAATTCTATTTTTGTTTCGGTTGTAAATAGATTTTTATATTTTACATTTAATACTTTAGGAGTATTTAAAAATGCCCAATTGTGATCAATATTATTATTAGAAGCATATTTTATAATATTAGGAAAGTCTTTTATGTTTAAACAACTAACAGTAGTCCAAAAATTTAGTTTAAGAAGTTTATATTGTTCTTGTAGTTTTTTATATTTTGCAACTGTCTTTATAAATTTTTCCCATTTAATCGGCCACCGCACGTAATCATGCACATCTTCAATTCCATCAAAACTTATTGTAACAATAACCATAATTTTATTTTCTAATAAATCAATTAATTCATTAATCATTTTTGATCCGTTGGTATTCATTCTTACTATTTTTGTGTTAGAAGGTAAGTTCCTTAATAAAATTTTATAATTTTTACTAGCAGTGGGTTCACCTCCATTAACATCAACTTCCAAAATTCTGTGCTGTGGTAGTTTAAAAAATTTTTGAAGATTGTTTGTTTTTACATAATTTTTTTCTAAACTACCAATTTTAGTTGATAGTCCAGCATTACAGGTTTGACAAGCACTGTTGCATACATTATCTAACACACCACCAACAACCAAGTAATCTTCTTTAAGTGGATGTAACATCTTATGTCTTGTTATACTTTTAGTACGAATGCTTTCACCTGTTATATCTTCTGTTTGTTTACATCTTATACACTCATCTGGCCATTCATTAAAAATCATATCCATTTGTATTTTTTTAAGCCATTGACTTTTATGTAAGTCTCTAGAGGTTTTAAATCCTTTAGCTTTAACCATATGTCCACACTTGCCAATAGTGCCATCTTGATTTAATCTAACGAAGTGTTCTAGCCTAGGACAAAACATTTTTATACTTTCTAATTAATTTTTCAAGTAATATAGGTTCGTTTAAATGATTTTCTATTAGTTCATAATCCACCTCAACAAATTGTTTTATTAAAGCAACATCTGTTTTCTTTTTTTCTTTGTTTGTATGAACTTTGCAATATTCCTTTATAGTTTTAAACGGTTTTAATATTACCTTGCCTCGATAAAATTTATATAAATGAAATAGCCATAACCATTGTGGAGCAAAATGTCTGTTTATTATTTTGTCGTCGTAAACCAATTCCCATGTGTCTCTAACATCTAGATTATTTTGTTTACAGTATTCATTGATTCCAGAAACAAAACGCTCTTCCGGATCTCTTAACAGTATAATAATATTGTTACAGTTAGCAATTTGTTTGTTAATATAAGTTTTATCGGCAACAGCTATTAAACTACTAGACCCATTTTTAAAAATAGGATAGATAGTGTGTGGACCAACAGTAATAACAATGCAGTCTGTTGTTAACAATTCATTCCAGTGCTTTAACATTATAACATACCTTGTTCGCCTAGATCGGGAAATGAATATGTTCTCAACACTTGTTTGACATATGCTTCAGCAGATATACTGTTAGGATCACTAAACGTTTGTGTGTTAACCTCTCCTGGACGTATTAATGTCATTTTGATATTGCTGGTCTGTGCATTTAGTTGTTTATGAGCCAGTTCCAAACTCATTTTTGTATTGCGATACTGCATTGACTCACGCATAGTAAGTCCATTTAATTTTTGATCATGTGAGTTAGTACATAGTTCTGTCGATATATTCCAAATGTAGTGTACGTCATTGTGAGGTTGCCACTTGTGCCAAACTTCAAACAACAGTTCTGTTTGTGCATAAAAACTGATAGCATTGTTTATAAAAAGATTACATGGCTCAATCAATCCGGCTGTGTGAACAGTCCTACGAATGTTTTCGCCATCACTTCTTGATATGCCTACTATTTCATGACCTTGTTGCTGTAATTGTTCAGCAAACTGTTGGCCTATGCCTTTGCGATGTCCAGTGATTGCTATTTTCATTTTGGTTGTTTTAAACGTATTTAAATAGTATACATGAAGCCGTATTTTATTTTGGATTGTCCTAAACAACAAAAAATTGCTGATAGTTTGTGTGGATATTACACTGGTATTACTGCTAATCGTACTATTACAAGTTTTTGGACTAGTTTAAATCGCGAAGAGATTAAAAACTATTTTTCAATTCCAAATGTCGAATTAAAAAACTGGTTTAATAGTTTAGGATTAAAAGTTAGAGATATGAGTTTTACAGTATGTAATGAGAATACTAAAGTGTCTCCACACATAGACAAGAAACCTGTAGTAGCAAAAATAAATTTTCCTGTGTTAAACACACAAGATACGTATAATGTTTGGTTTAATGAAGATGGATCTGAACTAGCTAGAGTAGAATGTACAAAGCCTATAGTGTTAAATTCTGAAATTAAGCATACAGTTGAAATGGGAAAAACAGCAAAATATCCTAGAGTTCAATTTAGTTTTTGTTTTTATAACGAACCTCTTCACTTATTAAAGTAGGACATTCAATAAATCTATCATTGCGTTTTTGTATACGTTGTACAACATTGTCTAGTTGACGTTTGTAATCTAGTGTTTCAAATATGTCTTGTGTTTTAAAATCGTCCATGGTGCCCCAGTCTTCAATTTTGTTTAACCAGACCCTATCAGCACCATATTGCTCACCCAAGTCAATAATGTTTTCCATTTCGTGATAGTTGTCTTTTTGTACTACAAAGTGTAGTATAAATCTAAAATTGTGTTTCTTTTTTAATTCAGATATGCATTTTAAGTTTTGATTAATTTTTTCCCAATTACCACCCAGTCTTAATTTCTCATATGTTTCTTTACTTGCTCCATCGATACTAACACCTAACTCTTGTAAATTGTTAATAACGTATGGTACTTTAGTATGAAACTCTTTAAACATAAGTCCATTAGTTAATATGGAATACTTGATGTTATCTCGCTCCGGTGTTTGTTCCATGAAATGTCTATAAACGTGCGAAGCAAAAGGGTCTCCATCAGATCCTATGTGTACTTGCATTGGGTGTTTATATGTGTACAACCAGTCATTTATTTTGTCTGCAAGTTTAATTCCCAAATTAAATGCAGAACCTTCTTTATGAAATATTAAACCTTTACGACAACTTGGACATCGTAAATTGCAAGAATCATCTATAGCAAGTCTTAAATGTTGTATGCGATCCGGCTGGCCATGCAATACAACATTAGACTTTATATAAGAACATTGATGTTCGTTGCAATAACGATAAGTTCCATCAGCAACAGAACTTTGTAAGTGTTGTTGCATTTTAGAATTAATAATTTCATCTAACGATTTTAATTGTAAGTTTCCTATGCTTTGTGGTAACCACGATGTGCATTCACAAGCATAACAGGATCCATTTTTATCTATTAAGATAGTGTCATATGGTCTTGGACATATATTTTTAATTTGTAAATTTTTCTTTGTGTCTATTTTATAATGATCAAATAGTCTCTGATTTATCATCTATTTTTTAGTTCTTCTTCGTTCTTTAGTTTCCATTCGTCAGTAGTATTTGGATCTTCCCACTTGTATACTTCTTTTTCAGTACGACTACAACCTATGCAGTAACCACTACTTTCATCGATGCTACAAACACCTATACACGGAAAGCGATATATTTCATGACTGCTAATACTGAATACCATAATATAGCCGTAATTATCTCCATAACAGGTTAAGTTAAATATATCTGTATGTTAAATTATGTACCAAATTATCTAAAACATCAGTATAATCTTTATGATCGATTGCCTAAAACCGACATAACCAATGTTTGTCAGTTGCCTGAACGCACGGTAACAATTGATCATTCAGGCAATTGTTTCCTTTGTATTTGTGAAGGGTGGCTACCAATATCAGTAGGACACATCACGGAGTTCAATAGTTTAGAAGATATATTTCAAAATGATCGTGCTAAGACTTTACGCAAGGACGTTAGTGATAAAAAGTTTACTTGGTGTAGTGTAGATCAGTGCGGGATTCGCGAACAACAAAAGTTACAACAACAATATGTTGTTAGTATTAATGTCGACGAAAGTTGTAATTTACGATGCCCATCATGTAGAACTGGCCTAATTAGAAAAGACAAAGGACCCGAATATGAAAGAAAAGTTAAATGGATAACCCATATTATTAAGTTGTTGGAAAATTTTGCAAAGCCTTGTCACGTAAGTATGTGTGGAAACGGTGATCCGTTAGCAAGTCGTGTGTATCGTCCTTTTGTTCTTAACATGAAGCCAACGCCAAATATTACGTTTCGGTTTTTTTCTAATGGGTTATTAATGAGAAAACTTTTACCCAAGTCACCAATATTGTCACAAATAACAGAGTATTTTATATCAGTAGATGCAGGAGATTGTGATACATATGAAAAGGTAAGATTAGGTGGACGTTGGGAGCAACTAATTGATAATCTTAATTGGCTTAAAGAAACTGCACAACGTTATTCTGCTAGTGTAAACTTAAATTTTTGTTTTCAAAATAACAATTATAACAGTGTATCATCATTTGCTGACATGTGTAAACAGTATGGATTCGGCGGAGACATTAGAAGAATAGAAGATTGGTCTACGTTTAAAGACTTTCAAAACGAAAATGTACTAAACAGTAATCATCCTAATCATGAACCTGCGTTAATTGAATTAAAAAAAGTCGCCTCACAACAACATATTAGCATTTATGGTGATGCTAATGTTTTAATTAATTAATTTCAAAGATTTACGCAAATTTATGCTACGCATAAAAAATATGTTTACGCAATTTAAAAATTTACGCTTACTGCTCTTCGTCTGAATGTAGTTCGTTTAGTAGTTTTCTTAGTTTAGTACCTTCAACTTCTGCTTTTTGTTTAACACCCATAGTTTCACCTTTAGTAGGATCCAATGTAGGAGTTGCATCAGAAGGAGATATTTTCGACTTCTGTTTAAGTGTGTCATACACCGATGACGTTTTATATGCAAATTGAGATTTCTGTTCCTCTTCTTCAAGAGTTCTTATTCTTAATGTGTCAACGTCAAACTCTAAATCAACTTTATGTCCAACACCCGAACTTGATCTAGTTTTCATGAATTGTATTTGATACCTTCCACGCTCTCTCATAGCTCTACTTGTAAAGATACCTATCACGTTATCTGCTGTTTGTACTTTGGATAGTCCACCTGCTATATGAGAATGATCAAACTCTATTTCTTCAACACTTGCTCTGTTTAATTGTGATGCTGTTACTAATAAGCATTGTTTTTCAACTGCAAAGTTTCTTAATTCTTCTGATACATATTTGTCTTTTACATATAAATCACTTGGAGATACTTTTTTACTTTTTGGCATCATCAAGTCTAAGTAATCAACTAGTATACAATCTATTTTCTTATTGTTTTTAAGTTCTAATTCTTTTATATAAGTTTTAATATCCATTATTGTATAACCACTTGGCATATACTTTAATTGTAAGTTCCCTGCTTTTTTCTTTAGCATTTTAACTTTCATTTCAACATCAGACATTTGTTTCATAACTTGTCTTGTTGCTATGTTAGTCACCATCGCATCAATTCTCATAGCCGCCAATGCTTCAGATAATTCAAAGGTTATGTATACTACGTTCAAGCCAGCCAGCGACCAGTTAACTGCAAGATTTTGTAAGAACAAACTTTTTCCAGCGCCTGATCCGCCTGCAAAAATGTTTAGTTCACCTCGGTTAAATCCACCAAACAATTTCTTATCAATTGCTGGCCAACCTGTGCTGACTTGTCCATGTGAGTTCTTTAAGAACTCAAGTCTACCTTTTGGATCGTCAAAGTAGTCTGTACCTAGATCACGAGTTAATCCAACGTTTACTGCTTCTTTAATCATATCCTCTACTGGAGCATAGTCGCCCTTTTCGAGTAAGTCTGCCGACTGGAGTATTGCACTTTCTAGTGCCTTGTGTCTAGAAAACATTTCAAATTCATCTAACAACCAAGAGAAGTGAGATGGGTCTAAATCTTTTGCACCTTTTAATTTAATATCGTGTTTAGCATTAACTTGATCAACTTCAGGCATAACTTTATATTCTTCTACATAGTCTTTAATAAATTTTGCAATAGGTTGTAATCTTCTATCAAAACTTTTTGGTGTAAAGATATTACTTGCTCTTGCAAATGATTCAGCATCTGCTAAGAACATTTCTAAATAAAGTTTTTGTACATCAAAAGTATAATCAGCCATACATCTTTCTCTTTAAGTCTATTTTAAGTTTGCTAGACTCTGTGGATTTTAATATTGATTGTATTGTAAACAATCTACCATATTTTAACACAGCATCAGCCACATCTTCAACCGTTTTATCCCACTCTGGAAATGCAACACTCCACCCAAATTCTATTGCTTGATTAATCAATTTTTCTCCGGGTGCATCTCTATCAGGTACTACAATTACCTGTCTATTTAAATTGTTTATCAGCTCTCGCTGTATATCATTTATTTCTGATCCTAATATACTAACACCAGAAACGGTAATAGCATCAAATGGTCCTTCTGTTACAATAACAAATTTTCTTGTCCAATCTTGCGTGTCCATGTTAAACACATAACCTGGTTGCACGTCTGTGACATATTTTACTTTCTCAACGGCTTCAAATAGTCTACCTGTGTAACCTACAATGTCTCCACGCCAATAGAAAGGAATAATTAAACGCTGATTAAAATTAAAATATATATCAGGAGAGTACATAAAATCATACCAAGTAGGATCTATGCCTCTTACTTTAAGATAATTTAAAAAGCCGTCAATTTTATTCCATTGAGGGATAGTTAAATCTTTAGCCACATATTTTTCCAACCAAAATCTAATTGTGTGTGTATTTTTTGGCATTTGTTTTTTATGAAAACTTACAAACTTTTTCTTTTCATATTTTATGTCACCCTCTTCATAACGCATGGCCTCTATAGCAAGTTTTTTAATTGTATTATCTGCCATGCCAATATAACTCATAAATGTTCTCATTTTTTGAGTTAATTTTCTTCCTATAACATAACTGGCTTTGTAGCCACAATTAAAGCAATGATATGATATTGTGCCATCAGCACTGGCCATTATACCACCACGCTTTTTCTTATCTTGTGTTTCTCCATTATGAATGCAACAAGGTGCATTAAAAGATACCCACCCAGAGGGAGTTTTCTTTTTGTTCGCAGGTAATGAATTCAGAATTGTATTCTGGATCAGGTTCATACCTTATATTTTAACGTCTATAAAGGAATTTGTCAATGGTTCCAGTATTATCAGTATCGTTATCCCAACTAAATCTTACATAATGGAAAACGCCATAAAAATTATAATTGGTAACAGTACTTGAACTGGAAAAAGTTACTGGAGATGATTGTCCATCTAAGGTAATATCAAAATAATCTGCACCTGCAGGAGAAGAAGACATTGTACCTTGTACTCTTAAAGCACCCGAGAAGTTTTTAGTATATACAGCAATTGTGTGTAATGCCACGTTATTGTTACTACCAGGTTTAGCACTAATAGATCCTGATGTATATTGTAACGGTCCACCAGAGGCAGTGAAATCTGATACTGATGTACTTGCTGTAAATTGTGGATAAGCACCATCGAGTACTTCTATACTACCAGCACTTACATAATTGGTATCAGCATAAGTTACTAGTGTACTACCATCTGTTAGTACTTCTTGTATAGAATATTCATAAAATTTTGCATCTAAAGGTAAAAGATCACCCTCTGTAATCTCCACCCTAGCAGTTCCTTTAGTACTCACTGTTGAACCGTCGTCGAGTATCTTAAGGGTTCGTGTAATAACTGCTTTTTTGCTTTCAGTATCAACAATATTAAAAGTATAAGTCTTACCAACCACATTTTGAGCCTTTTGATCTTCGTTTTTGAAGGTAAAAGTAAGCGGGTTCCATACACCTCTATACACTTGTAGACGTCTATCGTACACTTTTGAATTCCTCCCGTGGTAACCGTTTTGGTAAACAATTACCGTGTTTGTTAGTAAATACCTTGAGACTGTTTGCATAGTACATATTTAACAGTATTTATAGATAGAGTATGAATGAAATTTTTAAAACATTAAGAGATAAATTTCCATTTTTAAGCCTTATAAAAAAGGGCGATATGGAATTTGTTGGTATAGTGCAAAATCAAGATAATAATGTAATAAGTTTCTATGATTATGGTAGATTAATGCAACCACAAGATAAAATGAGATATTTAAAGTGTGGTGAAATTTGGTGGTATGAATCAAATCGTAAATTACCAATTAACATATTTCTTAAGGGCGACTTCAGATATTTTAGAACTACCTTAGTAACTTTGAATTCAAAAGATGTTGAGATAGCCGAAGGGCCAACTGTAAGATTATCTAACATCTCAAAGAGGAGAGTGAAACGCAGAACAATACAACTTGTTCGAAAACCTACTTAATTTTCGCTTTTTTCTCAGTTCTTTTATTGTAATATATCGTCAACGGATTGTCTGGTTGATAACCAAAAGGTTCTGAGCGATGAGTGGAGATTTGTTTCTTACGTTTTTTAGTGTGTCTAAGTTTCTTGTGTTGCACTAAAGCTATATTTATCTATTTCAAATAATTTTGTATTCTTCTATAACAAGATTAGCCAATAATTTTTTACAGATTTCCTCAGCTACTTTTTTTGCCTTTTCTTTATTAGTTTCATTTAGCTCAATATCAAAATATTTTCCTTGTCTTATATTTTTAATGCTTTCAAATCCCATATTTTTCAATGTTTGTTGGATAACTGTTCCTTGAGGATCAAGCACTTCTTTTTTAATAGTAACTATAATTGATATTTTCACAGGTGGTATTTAGGTATTTGTTTAATCAAATTCATTTGTACAACGATTGCGTGAGCATAAGCAACTGCGTGTGACTTTTTGAAAAAATATGATCCATCAGTTGGTTTTATCCAAACTTCTTTTAGTATGTCTATCCAGTTTTTATACATTAATCCTCTTTTAGCTGGACGTATAATTGCTAACACAGCCGCAAGTTGTTCAATATTTCTTGGTTCCAATTTGGATACAATGTTAAAATGGCTATTTAGGTGAAAAAGGTTTTCAACAATTTTTGGGTCTTTTAACATATCCCAATCTGGTTCTTCAATCATTAATTCAACAAGTTCTTGTTCAGATTTAATATTTTTATAGATGCTTACATTAAGACAATCTATTTTAAAGTAGCCTCTATCATCTGCTTTTTTATAATCTAAAGTTGAATGTCCTGTAATTGGGTGCGTAGGCACAGCATGAAAGTAAACTCCAGTTTTGTGCTTTTCTATTTTGTCATCTTTAATTATAGACGCCGGTGCGTGTTTGAACAATTTTAATGTTCCGTCTCTATCAAAAAAATCTATATCTACATCAGGCATTAGGGATTCCAGTTCTCTCTGTTCCATGGCCATCCCACCCACGGTTTAATTTCATATGTACCATCGTGAAGTTTCTTTCTATTTTCTTTTACTTTTATATCATGCTCCACTTTTAGTTTTGCCCTCTTTTCCTCCACGGATTCTATAGTACATTCAGGGCAATGACTCATTACCCTATGTACGTATCCTGTACTAATTACATAACTTACCATTATTGGATAGCCAACTATGAGTAATAAAAATATTATAACAATTATCCATACCATCTTCATTAGTGATAACTTTTTCTTTTTTCCTCTTGGTTATATTCTATAAATTCTTTTTTTGATCCCGGTTTTATTATTTCTAAAACGTCCAGTAATTTTCGATATCCTTCAGTTTTTATAATTTTTTGATTTATATCTGGCATTACTACTCTGCCTATTGCTCCATTGCTTTTTATTATAACGCAACAATCACCATTTTCAAATTCTATATCATCAGCAATTTCAAAATCTATTTTACTCAATTTTAGCCTCCTTGGCTGTTTCTTGTATAAACAAATGATCTGCTGGATAACTTTTAAATTTATTTGCCCAATACTCTGGATTAATAAATCTTTGCGTCATTTGTAATTGTTCATCTGTAAATGAGTTTAACATTTTTTTGCCTGCCGAGCAACCAAGTAATATCCAAGGAGAAATTTTTCCTTGCTGTATATGCTGTACTGCTCTGTTGGTGTTTATTAATCTAAAGTAATCAGACCATTGTGCATTTTGTTCGTCAGCCCAATCCATCATGGTTGCTATACTTCTTCTCATAGCCGCTTCAACTGGTTCTACTTTTAATGTATCTATAAGATATGTTTCGTATAAATCATCTCTTGCCCAATGATCTAATTTAATTTTTGATAGTATGACATAGTCAATATATTTTTCTGGATATAATGGATTGATATGCATAATATATCTGCCAAATTTTACAAATGCATTATAATATGCTGAACCACAAAAGTCTTTATATGTTTTTGGTTTAGTATTGTTTTGATGTATCTCATAAAATCTTTGAAATACCATGAAAGCATTTTGTACCCACTTCTCATTTTTTTGTAAATGTCTTCGTTTGGGTTCACATAAATGAACTTGTAGTGTTCTTTCTCTAGCGAATTCTTTATCGCAATAGGTACATTTATTTAGATTCGATTCCATGTGATTCTAATAATTCTTCAAGCTCACGATCTGTTATAATAGTATCGAGTGTTTCGAGATCTGATTCTTTCATATTGGGATATAATTGTTGTAATTGTTTTAAACTTTTATTTGGAACACGTTTCATTGGTTTAATCCATGGATGGAATTGTTGTTTTAACGCACCACACATAGCAGTTAATATCCATAATAATTTTTTATGTTTGCCTAGACTAAAACAATGTTTGTTAACGCACTCATTAATCATTTCTACGTAGTGTTCAACATAGAAAGGATCTTTAGACGAGACACTTGAAGCATATCTCATTAACATATAAGGTGAATATAATGATCGTTCTTGGTTGTCTATTCTATCATAATAGTCCTTATTACGAAAATCCACGGCTTTTAACCCGTTTCTTAATTCAAAAAATTTTCTGTTTGTCATATTTTAGTCCAAATAATGTAGCACTTTTGCCATCTATAAATTCTAATTTTAACTTATTATGCATCTGAGTCATACCAGAAAGTTTGGTATCTAATTTTTCATCTTTCATCCAATCAAAAAACTTTATTGGCCAATTTCTGTCCATCCAAACATAATCACTTTGTATTTTCATTATAGGTGCATCAATTTTAATTGTTTTTTTACCAGACATTGCCATAATCTATTTGTTCACATTGTCTTGAAATATCTTTTACAAAATAAGCACATACGGGTTTTGGACCATTCTGTAAAGGAACTGCCAATAATTGTCCTGATTTAATTTTAGGAAAATACCATTTTACTTCTGTATAAATGTCTACAATGTCAATTGGATAAAAATCTGGTTTAGGACTAGATAATGGATTAAAAGTAAACGCATCAAAGCCCCTATCATTTAAACTTGTAATTGGTAACACATGCATTTCGGGTTGTCCTTGTTCTCCTATTAGCATTTTCCAATCTAATGGCATTTTTATTCTATATGGCCCAATTTCTAGAACTGCCGCTGGAGCATTAAACGATTCTAAAAATATTAAAGGTATATAAAAGAAATCTGGTTCTTCTGGGTTTGCATTATCTAATACAGCAAATCTTAATTTTTCATCAACCCATTCGGGTATTTTTTCTAAAGTATATGTTCTATTTTCTAATGTAAGGATTTTCATAATTTATTTTTTCAATTTTAAACGGATAATCGGCCTCTTTGTAAAACTTTTTTCTTTGAGTTAAATGTCTTTTTGCAAACTTACAACTACTAGTTATATCCCAAATTTGCACATGATCCTTGTCCTTTGCTTTTCTTATTCCTCTTCCTATGCTTTGTATTACCCGAACAAAGGATTTACCAGATTCAATAAGAACAAGATTAAATATTCTCGGAATATTGATACCAATACTAGCCACTCCGTATGTGGCAATAATAATTTTGGTTTCAGCTGTAGACACTTCGTCGTAGTGTTCTTTCCTTTCTATGTTTTTAGTTGCTCCAGATATAAACACTGAATTTTTTATTTTTTTATTAAGCTTCTCACCTGCTGAAATTCTATCAACAAGTATAAGTGTATTGCCTGATGTTGCAATATCGCTAATTGTTTCTGCAATCCATGTTGTTCTGGTGTCGTCCGTTGTAAGCCACTTTAGTTCTTCAGGATAGCTTTTAAACATTGGATGGTCTTGTGTTTGTAAAACATTAACGTGGCATTTTGCTAATACACCTTTGTCTTGTAATTCTTTTGCAGGGATTCTGTGCGTAACATCACCCAACGAACATTTTATTCCCATAAATTCATATTCTTCTTTAGGTATTGTTCCTGTTAATCCCCAACGTATACCTGCGTTTGCAAATGCTCCTGTTAATAATCTTTTTAGTACATCTGCTTTTGCCATATGTACCTCATCAACAATTACTGTTTGGATTCCTTGCATTACCTCTTTAAATTCTACTTTATCTTTTTTCTCAAGAACATTAATTGATTGCC